CTTTCAAAGTGAAAACATTACATCCTGTAAATTATGATCGTTTCAATGCTCTGGAGGGCAAACACGTGGCCTTGAGTTCAGTAAAGGTAGCTTACGCTTTATATCGAGAGTATTTCCACTCGACAGAGCGAATGCATAATTTTCTCACCCCCCGGCAGTTGCAAGCCAACGAGTCGTCTGCTATGGATACCGACCAGATGAGGTCCCCCTTGGTCCTCTCCCGAAGATTAAACGATCTTTTAAGCTTCGGCTTAGGCAGTTTCCATCGAGACTTAGGCGTGTTCCAGTTATGGTGTCTTTGGTCCCTGGGATGCGTGTTGCTTTACCGCATCCAGACCCATCCGACCCTTACTCGTTACTGTTGGGGGTGCTGAAGCGCTTTGCGTTCAGACCTCCGAAACCCGACCCTCAACTACTCTCGGAGTTGAAGGAGTTCGTGCTATTGTTCTGCCGAGAGAACATTGAGCCTTTGGCTCCAGACACTGACCTGTCTGTTGAAACCTGGTTGGATTCAACCAAGTACCCCGAAAGTCGTAAGGCTGACCTCCGCAAAAGCGCTGATTTGCTGCGGGGGTGCAGTTTCCCTTTCGAGTCTCGTCACACTTTAGTCAAAGAACACATGAAGTGTGAGACGTATGAGGAGTACAAGTACCCAAGACCCATTAATGCTCGTGATGACTTCTTTAAGGTCTTGGTTGGTCCCTTGTTCAAAGCAATGGAGAAAAAGATATTCAAGATGAAATGGTTCGTAAAGTATGTGCCCGTAGCTCGGCGGCCAGACTTCATTACCTCTCGATTATCAGGTGTCGGGCGTAAGTATTATGCTACCGATTTTTCGTCCTTTGAAGCTCTGTTCACAAGTGAGGTTATGGACGCTGTTGAACAAGTACTTTACACTCATATGTGCCAATTTCTGCCCGAATCCCAGCTGGCGTTAGTTCGTCGTCTGCGGGGCATGAATAAGGTCACGGCTAAGTATTTTGACCTTGACATCGAAGCAACGCGAATGTCTGGAGAGATGAACACATCCTTAGCC